CGTTGGTGTTTACCTTGCCGTGTATGCGACCGAGTTTAACGCTCTTGAGCCACGCGTTGTCACCGTCAGCTAACATACCGAGGCGTTTGGTAACCATCAGATACTCAAGTAACAGATCAGCCGACGGATGCTTGACGCCTTTTAACACGGCTTCATCGATCTTAGGCTTACCGTCAGGAGTGAACAGCTTTGGTTTCCATCCGAGTTGCTGTAGGCGTTGAGCGATTTGATCGCGACTACCGGGGTTGAACGGTATGGACTTCGTCTTGTTCTCCAGCTTCGTCGCTTTGTTAACGAGTGCTTGTACCTGTCCTTCTTCTTTGAGTATCCGCTTTAACGCCGCCTTAGTTTCGCCGAAGTATTCTTTACCGTCGATCTCTAGCGTGTATCCGCTTGGCGTCTTCATCTCTTCGACTGTCGGTTCAAACGTCTTGTGAAGCTCGTCCTTTAACTCGGCTCGACGCATGGTCAACGTCTGTTCAAGAGCGACAGCTTTACCTTCGTCAAAGCGAAAGCCTACCATCTCCTGTTTACGGATGACGTGAGCGAACTCATGTTCGATGTTAAGCATCGTGACAGTCGGTTCCATCTCTCTCATGTACGAACCGATCGCTTGGGTGACGATGACATCACGCTCGCAGTACTTCTTCATGTCTTCGTTATACTCGTCGAACGCGCCTTCCTCTTCGCCGTAAGCGTCCTTGAAGACGGAGCCTATACGGAAGCCCCACGCTTTGAGACTGTGCGATCCCCATAGTTCTTTCGGGAAGTTATCGCGTGTCATGTCGAGGGCGAACAGATCGCTGTGTACGCATCGGGACGTGATCATTGTATCCAAGACACGGGAACTCGGCGTCCACCTGTACAAACGTTTAAGCGCGGGTAAGTCGAAGCCTATGACGTTGTGACCGACGATGGTGTCGGCGGAGTCTAACTCCTGTAGGCCCGTCGGTATACTGTCACCGCTAAACGTCACCATTTTTTCCATGACGGGGTCGTAGATCGACAGACAGTGGACGGTTCCAAGGTCGCTTAGAGAGGAGAAGTCTTCGAGGGCATTGGTTTCAATGTCGAAGTAGAGGGTCTTGTTTCTTCTGCTCATATCTTAGAACGGACAATTCGAATCCACCGCTTTATCGTTATTAGTAGGAGTTGAGAACATCGTTGAATCAGTTTCATTTAATCTTCCGGTTTGTTGGTCGAAGTAAAGAGTCCCTGCCAATCCGCTCTCTCCTGAGAAACGGTTCTTCAGAACTCTCAACCTCGTTTGGTTGGCGTCGGCTTGCTCGGATTGTTGGTTGCGTTCCAACCCGATTACCATGTCCGACAGTTGTGGTATTGCGTGTGAACCGCGTAGGTGAGCGAGGCTTGTTACCGCGCCTTCTTCGTGTCCGTTACCCGGCGGTCGCTTAAGGTGACTGACTAAGACCATCCCGCATTGAGTCTCCTCAACAAGCGATCTTAATCGCGTCATGGTGTTGTCGATCAGTCGTCGTTCGTCATCGCCGTCAAAGCCGCTCACTACGATCGACAGGTGATCAAGGAATATCCACTTACATTCTAGTCCTTTGCATAGGTATCTAATCTTGTTCAGTAGATTGTCGCTGTCACAACTGCCGAAGTGATCGTAGGTAAAGAACTTGCCGTTCCCTACCGTCTCTTCGAACGTCGGTCTTAACGCTTCTGGTTCGATCTCTCTTTCGAGATGGAGTTGCTTTCCAACGTGTAGTCCCATGATTCCAAGAGCCGTCCGCCTGACGCTCTCTTCCAACGCGATGTACCCGACAGCTTCTCCCGCCTGTAATAACGAGTAAGCTACCTCCCGACAGAACAACGACTTTCCTATTCCACTACCCGCGCATACTGTGACGAGTTCTCCCCGCCTTAAGCCGTGTGTCATGTTGTTCAGGTTTTGGTACGGATACGGTTGGGACTCCGCATTGTTAACTTCCGTGATCTTGTCCCACAGTTCTTCGCTTCCAACGATACCGTCAGGTCGATAGTCCCGTGCTTCCCACACCGCTCGAACGAGTTCCTGTGAACGGTTGGCAACGATCATATCGTTCGGGTCTTTCAGCGGTAGCTCGGCGATCTTGGCCCGTCCCGGCGTGAGTAAGGCGGCGCATTCAGTCGCTCCCTTTCTTCCGCTGTCGTCCATGTCGAACATGAATACGACTTCATCGAAACGTTCTAACCAATCAAGCGCCTGAGCGACGTGGTTCTTTCCAGACTGAGCGCCATGTGGAATCGATACGACTGCCCACTTATGTTCGAACGCTTGTGATACGGACAAGGCGTCGATCTCTCCTTCGGTTACGATGACGCGTCGACCGCCGTCTCTCCACAGGTGTTGACCGTACAGTCCGACGAGTTCGCCCCTGACTTTGAAGTCTTTGTTAGCGTATCTAATCTTCTGTCCGACGAGCTTGCCGTCTCGACTTCGGTAGTTAGCTACTTGTGCTTGTTCTCCGCCGACGTCAGCGATCTGATAACCCCACTTCTTGCACGTGGCTTCGGTCAGGTTACGTCGCGTCAGTGCCGTGTATTCCCCCGTGACGAAAGTCGGAGGCGGTTTGTTTTCATTATCCATTTTTATATTCGTTTTGTTGGTGTCGTCCTTCGGAAACGTGTGTTCACCGCAGGAGAAACAATGCGTCTGTCCGCTTATGTATTCGGACTTGGCATCGCTACTACCGCAGGATGGACATGCCGTGTGGACTTGCGTGTATTCAGCCATGATCTTGGTATGGTTTTGTCACAGTATTTTATTCCTTTCTTCTCGCACCACATCGCGTAGGTCGTCTTCGATCCCTTGCGAAGTTTGTTCGATGCGTTTTGAAAGCAAAGACGGACGTCGAGTTCGGGGTGTTGTTCACGGATGAGCAGATGTTTGGTTCTGTCGTCGCTTGTCCATAGTCCCTTGGTCTCAATGATGATTCCGTTATGGAGTATGAAGTCCGGCGTGTACGTCGCTACTTTCATAAACTCAATCTTCACACTTTCGTACTCGAACTCGACGCCGTTCCGCCTGAGATAGTTGGCGGTCTTTGCTTCGAATCCTGAACGAAAATTAGAAGTCCGCAGCGCTTGGCTTGGCTTCCTCTTTCGTCTCGGCATCTGTATTATCGTTAGTTGGTTTATCGAGGGTCTGTTCGAATGTTTCACCCCCGTGTGTGTACCCGGATTCCTCGGCAGTGAAGCCAAAGCTCGACGCCTTCTCGGACGTTGCAACTTCAGCAAGCTCAAGGATTTGTACGGCTTGCGGTTCAAGACGCATCCCGAAACCGTGAGCGGCGACGAACCAGAACTGTACCTTCAGTCCGAGTTTGATCTTACTTCCACCGCCGATGATGACTTCGTCCTTGACCGGGTTCCCCTGCGCGTCAAAGCGCCCGACAGACAGGAAGTATTCCGAACCGTCTTTGCGTTTCCCTCCGCCTTTCAGCTTCGTCTTGACGTAGTGGTTACCCTCGTCGTCGATACCGAACGGTGAGTTGGCTTGCTTGAGTTCGCCCTTACCTTGCTTCACGCATTCGGCTTTGTAGGCTTCCTCGTAATCCGGCTTAATCGCGTTCTTCAGCGTCGTCCAATCGGATTCACTGAGGAGTAGTTCGGTTCGGTACGTTCCGTACTCTCCGTCGTACTCGCCTTTAGACGGTTTCGTAAGGTAGCAGTATCTCGCGGTTCCTTTGGGTGTTGTTATCGTTTTCATTTTACTTGTCATTTAATCGCTCCTTTTAAGCGTCGTTTTAAGCGAAGAAATATTCCGAACCCAACACCTCAAGCGGGTCTAATGTCCCGTAAGGGGGCAGGTCTGGAAGTTCCTTCTCGGTTTGTGATTTGATCTCATCCTGAAACTTCAGAAGTAGATCGGTTGAAAAGATTTCAGCGGTTGACTTACGTAACAGGACGCCAAGTTTATCCGCGTTTGTGCTGTGTGTAGCGAAGCTGTCGTGAACCATCGCCAACGATCGGATGCCGTGTTCCTTTGCGTACACCGCTGTCTGTTGAGCGACGCTTGCATCGAGGCTGTGTACGAAGTTGGGACTGATGCCGTTAGCTTGACGTTTCTTGTCGATCCCGTCTGCTTCCTCGTTAATGCGTAAGAACATCGCCTTCTCACCGAGCGTCGTCATGATGCGTTTACGGGACACGTTGGCGTAGCGTTGACGGACTTTGAATCCCATCGGTGTCGTCCACACAACGGGTGTTTGTTCGTGACCAAGGACGCGGACGGTATCTTGAAGCCACTTCATCACGCGGTTCGGACGTTGTAAGCATTGATCCATCGACTTCCAAACGAGGTTGCTCAGGTAACCAATCGCCTGTGAAGACTCCGCTCCAAACGGATCGAGGTTCTTCGACATACACTTCTCAGCGTACCAATCGGAGATGTAGTCTTTACAACTGAAGCGGGTTCCGCCGTAGGGCTTGACCATCACAGGACGTTTGGTTGTCTTGCGATCAACGCCAAACTTTA